TATCTTTATACCCCCGAGTTGTGAAGAGGGAACCGAAGGCGATCAGGCCCCCCGACCCAATAGCACCTTCGGTGATTTCATTCAATTGAAAGTCAGTAGAGTCAAACTCAAACAGGCGGCCACGCACAGCGATCAAGGCCAGGACGCCGCCATCCTTGTCATCGGCGGGGGATGTAGAAGGAGAATATAAATTCATAGCATTCTTAAAGGCTAAACAAAACTTTGTTCTTAAAAACTTAGTTAATTCTTTATTAGGAATACCATTTGGATCTGGAAGATCTATAGAATGTAATAATTGTCCTAATCCAGTTTCTCCTGCATATCCAATTAAATATTTTCCATTTCTTTGAATCTTTGGATCCATAATAGGAAGAATAATACTATCATCAGATGCCCCCGAATCTGCCGCCATATACACACGGCGGGGGGTAGAAATATTATCTACTATACCTACTATACAAGTCATTCATAATCCCTAATAAGAATATAATATCTGGCAAATCTATAATACCATCGTAATACTTATATGTCAATATACCTGGATATATAACAAAGTTATAAAAGTTCCAGGAAAATGTATATAGGCTTCATAATCCTTTTTTAAATATAAAAATATAAATATCCACAAGATATCCACATTCAGTACGGCTGGCCCAGGTGGCGACCCTGACCAGACTTGAACTGGCGACCTCCACCGTGACAGGGTGGCGTTCTAACCAACTAAACTACAGGGCCGTAGCACTACAGGGAATCGAACCCTGGCCTCCACCGTGAAAGGGTAGCATCCTAGCCGTTAGACGATAGTGCCTTGATGATCAGAAGTATTCTGTCTCGTCATCCTCATCATCTTCATCAAACATAAACCCTAATTGCATTTCTTCAAGAGATGTCCACTCTTGCTCTGGGTCTACATTTAAGATACGACAGAAGTTGACCCAAGTATCTTCAAGGATACCCTCGCCCTCTTTTGTCACACCTGTGATTGAATTAGATGTTAGGAAGTATGCTAATGGAACTCCTAATGTGTGATAACGAAAGAACTCTTGAAAGCGTTCATCTTTCTCAAATTCGATAGTCGCTTGTAGAATTAACTCTGCTGACATTTTTATATCTTTCATTGTTTTGTTATCCTCGCTCCATTAGTTATTCTTTCTTGATACTCACTAGAGGATACCATTAAGTCCTCTGGTATGTCAATACCTCTTCTATCCAAACTATATTGCAATCCGTCTGCAAGGTTCTTAGCACTTGCTAGGATAGCCATATTCTCGTCTGTGATATGGTCGGGTATATCAAACTTCCATTGGTTCTGAGTTATCTGATTATTAGCAAACAACTCAATAATCTTTTTTGCTATCTTCTCTGCTGATATATACATTATTCTCCTATTGTAATCTTATCACTTGCCACCTTAGTAGTCAAGCCCTGCCGATGCAGCAGGGCCTGGTTCTCTACCAACCAAGTAGAGTTTATAATTCTAAATTATCTTGCATTACTACTGACACTAGTTTGTCTTCTGGAACTTGTATAATTTTAGTTTCTTCATAGTTATCAAGGACGATCAAATCCCAGCCTTCAGCAGTGTCATTAATATTAAGGATCTGAAATACTTCACCTTTAACTTTGATCAGGTCTCCCTGCTCTAAGTAATTAGGTAGTATCCTGTCTACAACTTTATATTCTTCCATGGTCAACATTATATCTCCTATTCTGACCCATCGTCTTCATATTGAAAGTCAATCTTGACTTCATCTAAAGCACCATCTGCATACTGGATTAAATCTAAATAATTAAAGTCCATATGCTCCTCAATTGCTTTTTCAATTAAATCAGTATCGTCTCCTTCGTTCCAGTTAGCAAAGTCAGGATAGATGTCTTGAATCTCTTCTGCTGACAGTTCTACGTTAGCCCACATTTGTAGACTGATTGTTACTGAATCAATTACCTTAGCCATTTACTTCCTCCTTAGCACATTCTGGACATTGACCATCATCATCCAGTTCTGGTGTTTCTTTATATTCTTCACCACATTCACAACGATATTCATACTCGTTGATTTCCACCATGTTACCATTAGTGAACTCTACTTCGCCACCCCAACTTGTTTCTTCTTCGTAGGATAACGAAAACTTTAAACTAGGATATTGTGTTGATAACGTTTTGATAGCATTTAGTGGCATAGCCCATGCTGTATCAAATCTATAACTAATAAAATCCTCTTTTTGTTCCATTACATATGTATCAGGATATTTTTCGTCATCAGCAACAGCAACGTCCCACTTGGTTCCCCAGTTGCGAACATTCCAGTCATACCAACCGTTACCTGTAAACCATTCTTCTCCGTCTTTAGGAATGCCAGTATCTTCTTCAAATATATAAGCATTCATATCTTCTGGTTTAATAATATTCCAGAAAGCAAATACTGGATTACTAAATGTATGGGGAACAGCAATTCTTTCTAGTTTGCCGTCTATAGATTTATAATCAGTAAAGTCACGTGTAATTGGGGTATTGAGTTGATTTTTTAATTTAATAATATCTGAATCATTACCCTCTATTGCTAAGTGATTGTATACCCAGTTAGGCATTTTGCTTCCTTTCCCAGTTTAGTCGGTGCCATTGAATATCATATAACAAGTTGGACAATTCTACAAGTGCGTCCATTCTTGCACTCATGACATCTAATTCTTCTTTAGTCCAAGTAGGCAGTTCCATTTTCCATGAAAGATCAGCCATAAGAATCTTTAATCTGCCTGACAATATTTCATCATTAGAAATATTATATTTAAAGAATGCTTCTAACTGTGCTATTTCTTTTTCTTCGTCTACCATGCTGGTCTCACCCACCCTGTTGGAGGTTCTGGAGTTGTTTCTTCTTCCATAGCCTTAATAGTAGTTTCATTTGGAACGTATACATATTCATCCCAGTGTGAGTCTACCTCACCTTCTTCTACTTTGCAACCCTCTGGCATATCTTCTGAGCCCCAATATGCGTCATAGGCTTTCTCTGCAGTTTCTTGGTCAGGTGCTTCTATGTGATACCAAGTGCCTGATAAAACATTAAACTTCGGCATTAGTAACCTGCCTTACATCCTGAGTTGTGACCAACTGTAAAGTTGCAACCACATACCCAATGATGACAATTACATTTGTCTGACATTATTATTCCTCCACCTTAATCATATAGGCTAGAACTTCTAGACTATTACAATCAACACAACTACAGTTAACCACATGACCCTCGACTTTGTCAAGCATATTCGTAAGTATTTTTTCAAGAGGCATTTCTAGATCAAAATCAATCATACTTTCTCCCTAACGTAATGTGAATAAGCCTGGGCAAATCTATTCCATTGTCTTAATCCATCACAGTTTGTGCAATAGAATAATCCTGGAACATCGGAACATTCCCAATTACAGTTATCCCCTTGCTTTGTGTCATACCAACAAAGATCATTCTGCATCTGAGAATCTTCTTTCTAGTTCTTCCAATAAATCAGTCTTCCATTGTCTATGAATTCCGTCAACATCAAAGTCCCAGAATTCCATTGCTTGGTCATGAACAAATCTAGTTACATCCATCCAAGCAGTTTCACCATAAAAACTTTTAGCATGATATCCATTTAATCTAACTTTATAGTCAGCCCAAAAATCTTCGGGGTTTACAAAAACTTCTAATCCATTCTTAATATAGATACTTTGATATTTCTTATCCATATACCACCATTCTTAATAGAATCACCTTAATAACATCTTAATAAAATATTCTGGGAAAGTCAAGTCTTATTCGTAAAAACTTTCTACCCCCAGCCTGTGGATAACCTGGGGATAGCCGTACGATTCTGGGATCCCGCAAACCCTACGAATGCAGGCCCAGATCTTTTACCGTTTTGGATGAGGGCTGGAACCTAGGTGATTACACAGTTCAAACCAGCCCCCACCACACCTACCAACTAGACTGATACGTGAAGTCCCATTCATGGGGGTATTCATTTAGAATTCTTTCTAATTGGTCTATAGTATCTTGTAAGTCTCCAAAATAGTATTCATCATACTCATATGAACCAAAGAAGAATCCCTCTTGAGTTGGTAATAAGTTGGCAGCCTCTTCCTTTTGCATTAATACTAACTTACAATTGTCTACTAATAATTGTAGTTGGTCTCGTGATACTGAGTATTCTCTACAGTCATCCTGACCACCTTGGACGTGCTTAACAAACCATGCATGAATCTGATTAGACTTTCTCCAATAAGCAACGTTGACTTCTAGTGTTGCAGTATCCAAGGCAAAGGGTGCTTCTTGAACTAACTTGTTATAAAGTTCAGGTCTAAAATAATCTTTACTTGTAAACTTTCTTGCATTTAAATACATATCTAATCCCATTTATTTCTCCTTAAGTAGTAGGGTGTGTGAGCAGTTTAGAACACATGCTCAGGTGTTGTCAAGTGCCTAGTGACTACTCATTTCGTATAGGCACTCGAACTCTATAAGTATCTACTTACAGATTGGTAAGTTGAGGTTGAGACAACTTCTTCATCTGACATAGATAGCATGCGAATTGCATTTTGTATTTCTGCAACTCTTTCATCATAGCCACCAATATAGGTGCGACCATAACCTTGTGAACTGAAAGGGTTTTTAGGTGCTTCTGGTTCTGTTGGTATTTTATCTTTTGCAACTTCAACTTCAATATCAACTCTGATATTTTCGTCATTTCCCCAAGCATTTCTAATAGATACAGCCTTTTTGCTAGCACTTGCTATGTCAAAATTAACATAAGCAATTTGAGCAACTTTATCTTTCCACTCTTTGTGGTCTGTTTCATATTTGCTTTCCAATAATTCATAGTTCATCTTTTGATTAGACATTTCTTCTAACTTTACTTCTAATGCCTTAATGACCTTAGTTCTTGCTATCTTTACATTTATTGCTTTTGCCATTTGTGTTCCTTTGGTTAGTAGGGTTTCTTACAATAAAACCCTATCATCATATACCCATATATGCAAGCCCCTATTATGCCTTGCCCTATGTGATGTTGCTCACACCAGCCGTACGGCGATTTTTTGATCCAGGCAAATTAAAAATGCCCCCACAATTAAGCAGGGGCAAATTTTATTTTTTAATTATGCAACACCAGCAAGTGATTTTACTTGTGTGAATAATTTATTTTTTTCTGCGTTTGACATAGCGTCAAAGCCAGAAGCAGAAGCAAGACGATTTTCTAAATTGTTCTTGCGTTCTTGTTTGAAATAATCAAGGCGTTCTGTTAGAGCATTGAATACGCCCCATGCTGTGCCCTTGATGTTTGCGTTAGTAGGTGAGTTATTGTATAAGTCACTTAGTAACACCATCTTGTTATCCCATTTTGTTAATTGTGCTTTTGTTGCGTCTTTATCTGGTTTAGGATAAATTGCTTTCACAATATCTATGAATTGCTTTTCTGTAACTTCCTTTTCAAATAAGGCTTTAGCCTCATCTGCAAATGTGTCCATATAAGCAAATGACATGCCAAGAGCCTCACGAGCCATAGCAATTTTGCCGTCAATAGATTGTGTGTGACGTAGTTTGAAAGATTGTTTTGCACCTTTCAATGCTAAGTTCAAAGTATTTTGACAGACAACTCTAACAGGTGTGATACTTGCTTGAACTGATACTGAGCCGTCATGAGATGTGTGCACCAATAAATAAGTTGTTGTCTTATCGTTTGCACCCTCTGCGTCTAGCACAATTTCTTTAGGGATTACTAAAGAGCCGAATACAACACGACCACCTTTAATTGAGCCAGCACTTTCCCATGAAGCACCACCATCTAGTAAGTTGTCACCAAAATCAAATAGTTGTTCATTTTGCACAACTTGATATTTTGAGCCAACAATTGCTAGCACGTCTTTACCATTATCAAATGGATTAGTGCGTGTGACAAAATAATTAGTTTTGTCTGAGCGATAGTTTTCTGGATAACCAATTTCTTCTAATTGAATATCCCAGTTAGATAATTTTGCACTATCCAACATAGTTTGAGTGTTAATGTGTTCTTCTTTATCGAATAACACGTTTGCTAGACCATGCCAAGCAGGTTCGCCCCTAAGAGCAAATGCGACTTGACCATCTTGCATTTCTAAGGCGTGTGCCATAGTTTATTTCCTTTCGTAGTAGATATTCCTATCTTAACTTAATGGGCTGACAATGTCAATGATTTATAACTTAATTTTCTTAAAGGGTTCTTAAACCTGTGGATAACCTGGAGATAGCCTGTGGATAAGTTGTGGATTGCGGCGTACGGCGGCGGGTAGAAATTAGATCCTGGAATTTTTATCTTCCATTATGAATTAAATAAGCGTCTTTATTTTCATTTTGCCATTTATTATTATCATTACTTATTACCTGTTGAAATCCAATATAAGCACCTACTAGTGGCAAGAATGATAAAAGAATAATAAATACTAATACAGATAACCCGATTAGATAATTCATTTATCCTCCTATTTTTTAGTAGCACTGAATAAGATATTATTACGGCCTACTACACATTGACTACATTTTACACATGCAGAGCCACCCTTGTCAATAAGAGGAATTTTCTTATTATTTTCTGGACACGGAACACCTGTCTTATTAACTAAAGATAATAATTGTTCCTTACCCATTGCGAATGTATCTGCAAGGTATGCAAGTTTAATTCCATGGTCATTAGATAGCACCTTGGCATTATCAACATTATCACTATCTGTTGAATAATATAAACTTAGATTAGGAATATTCTTTAACATTAAAGCAGCAGACATTACTCTTGTATATACCCAGAATTTTATGTCTTGGTTATTTATTATTACATATTGCCATGCCCTTGTATATTTATCATTAAAGAAATCGCCGTCCCAGTGAATACGGAATAATTTTTCTGCACCTCTTTTATCACAATCTTTTCTAAAGTCATTTATCATATTTTCTAATAAATCTACCATAGTAGGTTCGTCAGCGTCTTTTAATAATTCCCAGTTATGCAATAGGTTAGCCTTTACAGCCTTGTATAGTTTTTCTAATTTTCCAGCATAACAGACTTTCTCACATATGGATGTAGCACCAGGACAGGAATAATTTTTTCCAGCGGGTAGACCGAATGTATTTTGAATTAAACTACCATTGCCTGCATTATTAACTAGGTTAGTAACTTTTCTATCGTGTGAGCGTTTTAACTTATTCATTTTCATCCTTTAAGTAGTCTTTCCATATCTTAGCAGAGGATATTCTTTTTTGTCTATCCTTAACTTTATTTTTGTGCGTTCCACTAGCGTTAGAGCGTCTCAGCCCTTGAACATGTTGTATTTTTTTATCTTTATATGTGTGACTCATAACTATAACTTATCATAACCCACTGACAATGTCAACGATCACCCCTGTGGATAAGTTGTGGATTGCCGTACGATTTTAACAGATCCCCAACTCAGGAAAAATGAAGTAAACCTAAGTTGGGGAATTATTTGTTATTTAGTTGCTGTTACAAAATCACGAATTGCAATTTCATATGGAACATCAACATTAAACAATTCTTGCACCTTGCTTGGTGCTAGTTTTGCTAATGCTTGTTTAGCAACTTCGATTAGTGCTTGTTCTGATGTAAAATAACCCGAGGTCATTAACTTAGATTGCAAGTCACTAATTACTCTGTCTGCTTTTGCCATTTGTTTTTTTTCCTTTGTTAGTAGGGTGGTAGTTTGTTCTCTACTACTACCAAGATTATTAAGTTGTAGTCTACCAAATTATTTGGCAGTTGTCCAGCGTTCTTTACCATTTGGTAAAGTTAGACGGACACGCAAAGAGCCATTTGCGTTTTTTACAACTTCTTGAACAACGCCTGTGACTTTGCTCTTGTTTGTTGTAAATGATTGACCCACTTGAATAGTGTTAGCCATATCGCTTCCTTTCGTTTGTAGTTATCTTAACCTTAACATAATGGACTGACAAAAGTCAAGCATATTGTAATGTGATGTTTCTCACATTTTGCCATTTTTTCTATGAACAACTTAAAGGATATCTTAAAAGCCTTTTGCTGTCAAGCGACACGCCCGACTCCGTACGCCCTTGGCGTGTCGATTTGTTTTTGTCGGGGGTATGTGATAAGTTATTATTAACTACAAACAAAGGAAATAAAAATGATGACTAGACAACACTTTGAAAAGGTTGCTTCCCTATTAAAAGAATTTAAGGATGAAATTCCTCAAACTACTTTTGAAGAAATTGTAATGGAATTTGGCGATATGTTCTTGGCTGAAAATGAAAGATTTGATGACGCTCGATTTCAAGAGGCATGTGGGATTACCTGGCGAACCTTTGTGAGGTTGTGACACGCCCGACCCCGTACGGTTTTGGATCACAATTTATTTTCTTTATAAATTAAATACCAGGATACACATAAGAATATAAATCCTATTATCATTATTGCTTCCATTAGTCATTACCCCATTTAGTAGTTGCTAATTCAATTAGAGTTTGATTTTCTATTTCATTTAAGAATAGCATTTGTAGGTTAATTAAAAATTGTTTTCTGGCTTCAATGTTATCTACTAATTGAACCCATATTTCATCATGCTCTACAAACTTCTTCATAGTATTCACAATAAAGTTTCTTTCCTCTACTAATTCATCTAACAAATCAGTATTAACATCTTTATCAAATACTTCTTCTACCATTTTGTGTATTGGCTTTTCTTTAGGCATTTACTTTCTCCTCCGATAGTAGGACATCTATTGTTCTAACCATTTTGTCACAATGCTCTGACAATCTCATGATTGTTTCATTATAGTTGGTTTCACTATAAGTTGCAATCTCTTGTAGTTGGTATCCAGATGTTTTTAGTTTGCCTTGAATTGTTCTAAGTAAATCTATCCAATGTGCTTGCATTATTACTTGCCCTCGCAATCTGGACACACTACACATCCGTCTGGATATATGTGTCCTCCGTCTTCATCATAGTTTATCTCACTAAGACAATTTATGCAAAGAGTCATTATGCTGTTACCCAGCCCTCTTGTTCTAGTTGTTCTCTTTTAAGCATGTGAGATTCTGCTAATTGTCTAGCCTTATTCCACGCACCATCTTCACGCCAACTAGCAATCATTTCTTTATTTAGAATTACACTAGCATATCTTCCGTCTTTACTTTCCATAGTCCACAATGTTTCATCATCATAGATTTTTTGTATATCACCAAATTGTGTGATTTCTCCTGCATACCATAGTTGTGTTGAATTAAGCATGTAACGCCTCCCAATCATTTCTTTCCATTATTTTTTTTATCTTAGAATAATACGCAGGATGTTCTTTCCTTGAGTAGCATGTATCGCACACATGTTGTTGTGCATATTTTTCGTTATCGCATAGTTCGCAATTAGTCATTTATTTTCTCCTTTATCATTAACTCAAAGTCTAGCCCACATGGCAGACAAAGAAACCAATTTTTTTCTGATGATGTAACTATTTGGTATTCATCACAGAATAAACATTTGATACCTTTCATTTATTCCAACCATTTCTATTTATGTATCCAATTAAAGCGTCATGGGTTACCAATGACTTTAGTGTTCCAAGCAAAGCGTAGTCTGCAAGGGTATTGTCGTTATATTGTGCGTTTAATTCGCTATGAATTAAATCTAGCATTGTATCTTTATCCATTTATTTATTACCTTTCATTTCATTTTGTAGTGCTAACCACAATTCTAGTCTTACAATATCAGAAGCCTCTGACAAATCTGTAACGGACACGCCGTCATTATCTATATCTACTATTTCTATATAACCCATATTTATATCCTAACTTTTTATCTTATATTAAAATCCTAGCATAAGGGTCTGACATTTTAGGGCTTAGGGGTCGGCGTGTCGAAAACTTTTTTTGTGAGGTTAGTCACATTAGTTATCCACAATTTGTGCATATCCTGTGGATAACGCCGTACGTTTCCGTGTGATGTATCTCACAAAAGATTTTACAACGCAGATACGGCGTGTCGCCCTGTTTTTGTCAGACCCCCCATTTATGATTAAAGTATAGATAGAAATTAAGGAGGTATCCAAATGAGAGGATACGTTGAAGCCCTAGAGGCTTGGGAGTCTGAACTTCCAGAAGGCATTGAGCCTGATTACGACCAGTTCTATAAGTTCTGGCGAGGCGAATAGCCTAAAGATTTAGTCTCTGGATGAGCCTAGGCAAATAAGCCCGAAAGGGATGAGCCCTAGCAAATAAGCCAGAGATCACTGATCATTCACAAGTTATCCACAGGACGTACGTTTCCGTGTGATGTATCTCACAAAAGAAAGTGTAACGCAACACGGCGTGTCGAGTTGATTTTGTCAGACCCCTGTTATATAGTAGAAATATAAGAGGTTAGGTGAGCCTAGCAAATAAGACCCGAAAGGGTATGAGCCTAGCAAGTAAACTAACCTCACAGAGAATTACTAGAAAGGTAATAAAATGAATAAACAAATTGTAGATATAACTTTCCAATGTGTTAGATGTGAAACATCTGTTACTAAGATGTGTCATAGTGATAACCTAAAGAGCACCATGCTCTTGTGTTTAGATTGTCACCTTGATAGACTAGGTGAACTACGAAAGGTAGGAAAATAAATGAATACAATATCAATAACAAGTAAGTTAAATGACGGCTTAGAAGTGCCGTTTATATACGAGATAGACTCTATTGAAAAGGCTTTAGAGATTATTCAAAACACTATAGAACTTGGTGCAGAAATCACGGGGGTAGAAATTAAATGATAAACATATACTCTAAGACATATTACAGAATAGAAAACACTAAATACTTTCTATCCAATGCAATAGATACTATTAAGTATCATGTGTCCAATGTAGTAGACAGCGTGCGTTACGCACATGACGAGACATGGCTAGCCATAGCCCTAGTAACCACATGGGTATTCTGTGCCTATGTAGCGAGTGTGAACTAATGGAACTAATTAAGATACTTGCTACAATAGTTATATTCTATTCAATAGTAGGACTACTAATAGGGAGATATGTTAGATGAAACTAACCCAACGAGGTAAGTATGTAGTAGTCATCACATACACAATCATCATGACCCTGCTACTAGTAGGGGTGTGGAACAAGTATGACAAGAAAGGTTGCGTTGATAAATACACAGCCGATATCCTTGCTACACAGTTCCTATATGGCGAGGGTATAGATGTAGATAGAGCCATGACTGCTATCTATAACAATGGTGGATGGGTAGAGGATGAACTCACGCCAGATGTAGAGGTCATCTTTCCTTGCCTCAAGAATGAAGATTTTATTTAATTCTAAAATATAAAATGTGCTCACTAATTATTTAGGTGAGCCATTTTTAATTACGTATCATGCAAATCAGACAAAAATTCAGATTTTGCTAAAAATGGATCTATAATAGTTGTACCGAGATCTTGTAAGGGATACGCTCTCTAAGAACTCTCCGTCTAGCACGGACCATACCCTCTGCCTCTACCCTATAAAGGAACGCAGGGGGTATCTCATTTTCGGGGTATATAGATATCCTGGATATAATAGATATATGAACAAATCCAATACTAAGAAATGTATATGGTGTCTAGAATTAAAAAATATTTCAGATTTTGATAAATATGATAAATCCAATGATGGTTATAGATCTCAATGTAAGATTTGTATTAAAAGATCTAAAAAATCGGGGTATATAAAATAATGTCCAATAGATCTCCAGTATATATATTAATCTTATTCTGGCTTATATGATAAATAAGGAACTTGCCTTATATTCTGGATATGTATATTTATAAAAAACTGTTATATACCCTGGATATTTTGATTTTATTAGTATTGGGGATTTAGGGGCTTATCTTGTTTTCTTTGTTTTTTTCTTTTGATAGTTTATTGCCCCCCCTTTCCCCCCCAATTATACACAGGTTTATAAATGTTGTCAAATAGGAAGAATATTCTCCAATAAGCATCAATAATATCGTAGATATTTGATAGATGCAAGGGGAGATGGTATACTTGTTTCGCCGACATAATGTCGCTCGACTTAAAGAAAGGTACTAAATGTATAAATTATTATTTAGTTCATTAAAAAACGCTAAAAGCATCGTTGATATATTTGACGAAAATCCAAAGAAGTATATGCCTTCACTTGTGCTCGCCGAAGAAGTGTTGCGTGAACCATCTCACCTATCATCCGCCGAGCGAGAACTTATCGCCGCCTTTACCTCTAGGCTAAACAAGTGCGATTATTGTGCCGACTCTCATATTGAGTTTACTAAGGAACAAGGAATGTCTATTGAAGAAATTACAAAAGTTTTAAGAGGAGAATATTTCGGACATAGATTACAATATGTATTTGATTATGTCAGGAAACTTACACTAGATCCTGCAAGCCTTACAGATGGCGATTTTAGGGCTGTTATAGACTCTGGAATCACCGAGGATGAGTTAAAGGATGCCATCGCAGTTTGTGCCGCATTTAACTACTTTAATCGCATTGTAGAGGGTCACTTCTTACCAACTGATCCAAATGGATTTGAACAAGTTGCACCTATGATTACAAAATACGGATACGATAGAAGAAGAATGTCTAATGGCTAAGAAAAAGGTATCACGCCACATGGAGTGGCTAGAAGCCATTAAAACCATGAAGAATATCAAATATTGGAATAAACCTAATACAGTAGAATTTTGGGCATTTACTACAAAACTATCTATTATATTTCCTGGTCTTATATTTGGTAAACAATGGTGGTGGCTATATATCTTTGCATTAGTCTCATCATTATTATTAATATGGTCATCTACTAAAAAGACTTTGCCTACTATTATTCTTTTTAATATTGGATGGTCTATTTTAGCAATTACCGCAATTTTAAAACATTTCCTCTAAAATGAGGAGAGAGCCAACCCCTGTGGTGTGTGGTGGTGAGGGCTGACTCTCAGTTTATCGTCTAAGAAAGTCTTTATATACTTTAACTTAAACAAGACTAGTCTATTATATCCTAATTCTCTGATCCTGTCAAACGGTTCTCGATCAGTTTTTCTCTTTCATCAATTATCTTAAAAGCCCATTCTTTAATAGAATCTTCTACTTTCTTATAGTGGTGTCCACAGAATAGTAATTCTCCAGATACCCCGCTTGCACTTACATAGGCTTGTGCATCGCAACGATCACAACGATCTAATGCTGTTAACTTATATTTAACTTCTTCTTTTTCTTCTATTTTGGCTTTTGCCATATTCACCACTCCTTATGTATTAATTATAGTACCTAAAAACTATTAAGTCAATGTTATAATTTTATTACTATGGAGTTTAATCTTCTATCTACCCTCGCCGATACTTGGCAAATGTTAACCGTAATTGGTGTGGCTCTCAGCGTAGGATATGGAATGGCAAGACGATTTGAAGGCCTATTAGGTAAAAACAAAAAAGGCGACACCGTTGTTGAAAGACTTGAAAAAATTGAAAGACAACTTTCTCCAAATGGGGGTAGTTCAATGTCAGACAAAATTGACTACATTCGTAGAGATCAAAATAAGATGAAACAAGAGATGTCTAAGATCTCTGGAGAAATTGAAGTAATTAAAGATATCGTAGTTAACATAGTAGATAAATAGATTTGGTATAATGAAAATGAGGCTTCTGCCTCTTTAGGAGTACCCTATGACCCCAGGGAGATTAAACTTTACATGTCCTCAAGGAAGCACATTCCGTAGGACCATTACTTATAAAATCGATGATGTTCCAGTAAACTTAAGTGGTTATCAAGGTAGATTACAAGTTCGTGAATCACACGACTCTACAGACTACATTGTAAGTTTAATAAATGGAAATGGAATTACCATGGGTGGTTCTGCAGGAACTATTGATATCTTAATTGCAGATTCCGTAACTTCAGGATTTATTACTGGAGACCATGTTTACGATCTTGAAATTGAATCCTCTGGCGGCATAACAGACAGAATTATTGAAGGTCGTTTTAATGTCACACCAGAGGTGACACGTTAATGCCAGAAGGCCAAG